CGCGTCTCTATCCATTACCACCCGAAGCGCACGTATGGACCCAAGATGCTCCAGGGCTTGCTTGACGACATCGGTTGGTCTGAGGCTGACATGCGCAGGCTGAAGCTCATCAAGTAATCCCGCTCCGGCGGGGTTTTTTACGGGAGGCAGTCTAGTATCGCTATTTGGTCGAGGTCGACAACTTGCCCTGATCGAAGCCGGCGACATCGAACTCAAAGATCTGGCCGCCGTTCTGATAGATACCGACCTCAATGAGCAGCGTCTTCGATTTTCCGATGCGGCTAGCGATGGACTTGAACCCGGGTAAAAAGATCACTTCAGTACTGTGATCTCCTGGCTCCGTTCCCTGCACGGTGTATGGCTTGTCGGCGTCAAATCGCAACCGAACCGGACATCCACTATAGCTACGGCACAAAAGCTGGCCCTTCTCGATCGAGAAGATCACGTCGCTCCCATACCGCGGATGCTTTCGCAACATCAAGCTTGCTCGCTGCTCTCCACCATACGGGAAGCCCAAAGAGATTCGGTTTTTACTGCTGATCTCCGCAGTCGACGTGACCTTCCCGGTCATCTTGTCTTCGTTTCTTTCATAGGACCACTGCCTTCCTATACGCTCGCGCGCCTCGATCTCTCGCAGCATCGGAGCTATCGCTATCGCCCTATTAGCTTCCGCGGAACCAGGGAAGCCATTTGCGATAGTATTCGCCGCACTGAGACGTTGTGAGGCTGGCTTGGCTTCGTCTTCCATGATCTCTGTGAAAGCTTTCCTCTGAGATTCATTGTTAAGCTTGATGGCGCTGGCCGTTTCTGGTGACGCGCTAACGGAATGTTCCGTAGCTGCGTTGGGAGGGGTTCGGCTGCAGGCCATGACTAACAGTGCGGCTGACGCGACTGTTGCAATCATTTTTCTTGCTGCTTGCATAGGTTTCCTCTGTTCTCAGGTTGGTTCGACTTCCGGAATTGGCAATGCCGAAGCTTCGCGATGACGCGCACGGCCTCCCAATAAGCCATAAGCTACTGATGCCCGCTGGGCTAAGAATAAATTAATGGGGAAGACAATGTTCAGAAATTTGTATCCTTCAACTTTCATCTCTGCCCTAGCGATGCTCGCCTTCTCGGGGAGTGCTGCTGCTCAATGTTGCCCATCTGGCGGTAGTGGAACGCCGACTGGAAGGGCGGCAACCACGGGCCTCGGAGAGGCTTCGCCGCCCACTGCCAATCTATCGACGAGCTCGGCATGGGGCGTCTATCAGTTCGAGCGGGACGGCCTTACCTACCTGCAGATCAACGATGCGCAAGGCAAGGTGCGCGCCGCAGTGGGCAGCGCCGGCACCATGGTCTGGGTGATGCCGATGGGCACCGACGCGGACCGCGTGAGCATCGCTGCTACCAGCGCGGTCGGGTCGATCGTCTACAGTTCCGACGACTTCACCGTCAGAGTGCTTGAGGGCACGAGCGGCGTATCCTGGATTGTGGTGCCGCGCACCGGCAATTGATCGCCATCGAATAGCAAGAAAAACACGCTGCTGCGGCGCCTCTTACTGGCGCCGCAGTATGCATGCATCTTGGCTTCCAGTTGCGTTCCCGCAGCCCGAGACTTTTTTGAACCAACGCTTCTGACTTCGGGGAGCGCGAGCACCCGTACGGAAAATCCGTGCCTGCCGTGCAGCGACCAAGAGCGCAGTTGGATGGCGTAGTTGTCCGCTGGGAGCATATCGATCGCATGAAAGATGCAGCGGTACGTCGCGATCTGAATTGAAGCGCTCTGGCGCTTCATGCGTCCATGAAGTAGTAGCGATGCAGTCGCGCCTCCAAGCGTTCGCTCGAAATTTAGCTCACGCAGAGCAGCGTAGAGGCCGACCTTCTCGACGCGGAATGGATAGATGGCTGCAGCCTGCTGATAGAGCATCTGCGTGTTCTTGAGGCTTTGAGCGTTGACCTGCATTGCAAGTTCAAATCGCCCTTCCAACTTCAGGATCTGAACGGTTTCGCGAAATTCCGCGTTGATCTTCTTCTGGGCAATCGCCAGCTCTTCGGCTCGATCTCGTAGTGCCTGCTCCGTCTGCATGTCGTGGGCGCGAGCAAGCGCGCGTGACTCAATAGCAGCAACCGTCATCCTGCGTGTTTTTTCTGTAGCGGTCGACATCATGGACCCGACCACCAGCATGAAGGTGCTCATAACGGCCATCGTCTGCTGGGTAACAAATACCGCAGTGTCCTGGTTGCCTAGAACGCCAGTGGTGGGCATCGAAAGGCCGAGCAAAAGGTTTGCCGTGGAGATCCCGAGTGCAGCGCCTCGCCACCCATGGCGAGCGGTGAGCGTCAGGACTGGGGCGGCCATGCAGCCCAAAAAAATCAGCCGTAGCCAAGGCTGATCTGCCGCGCCGGCTGCTGCGTGGGTGGAGAGCAAGACGGCCACGCCGATAACTGCGTCACGGAAGAGTGGCGCGCTGTAGCGCTCACCTCGGCGCAACCACAGCAGCGTGGGCATCACGGCAATTAGCATCGCCAGATACTGGCCTATGCCGAATCTATAGACGTACGCCGCTATGTCCGGCGCCACCGGGTAGCCCAACAGAAAATTCAGCGCAGTACTGACGGAAACTGCCCACAAAGCGGAAGGCAGCAAGATGGCCGGCATCCATCGATCCCGCAACCGTATCGCGGGGAAAAGCTTGCGGGCCATCAGTGGGACAAGCGACACGATCGGGCACAGAAGCACGGAACTGCCGTAGGCCCAAACTAGGCTGATCCCTTGGGTTTGCGCGATCGGTACGCGCATCGAGATCATCGCCGCAGCATCACCGAGAAAGATGCTTGGCCAGTACCTGTAAGGAAGAAACAGCAGCGATGCGATGCGCAGGCCGGCGGGAAGGAAGAATTGGTCGGCAGAATGCGACCAGGCAAACCGATACGCAAAAAAATAGATCGCGGCAAGCAGTAGTGCTTTGCCCGCGTGCGTGATGCGTCCGCCCATTTCTCCCCCTGCTCCCTTCAACCTGAGGGTACAGGTCGCCTATTTTTCCCGCGTAGACACTTTCCTAGCCGGTTCAGCTTCGCGGGCTCCGGACTTCTCTGCGATTCGCGCTGCCAAATCGGCGTGTTCACGAAGAGCCTTGGCTTCATCCCCACCAAGATCGTCAAAGTGATCTAGCGCACTGTTACGAGCTGCGCGCCCATAGGCGGCAGCAAATTCCTTGGCATCTTTTAGGACGGCGAGGTCGTACCCACCAAGAGAGAGCAGGGCGTTGTGCGCCCGCATGAGCAGTTCTGGACTCAGCTCCGCGGCGACCGCTGAGGAAGTCTGCCGCTCCTCGTCTCCAGCGCTAGCCTCATCGTCCACGCTTGAGTCCATGAAGTACTCCAGCCTCCGACCGGTCAGCTTCGCCAGGGTGGGGATGTACTTTTTCTCAATCGAGCCCGTCCGCTCCCAGCCGGTGACGGCCTGCGGGTTGATGTCGCACTCCCTCGCAACCGCTGCCTTTGTGCCCCGAGCCGACTGGGCGAAGGCGTAGCGGATGCGACGGGCGAGTTCGTCGCTATCAATCATAGCTTGATGATCCGCTAAACGCGTTCACTGACCAATAAAGCCCAGCTTTACAAAAGATATAAAGCTGTGCTTTAGTATCGGCATGGACGCCATCAATCAAGCAATCGCATCGATCGAAGGGGGACAGGCGGCTCTCGCCCGCGTCCTGAACATCACACCGCAACAGGTCAACCAGTGGGCCAAGGGCGGCCGCCCTGTGCCGGCGAGGTACGTGCTCGCTATCGAGCAAGCCACGGGCGTCTCGCGCCATCTGCTGTGCCCCGACATCTTCGGCTCGGCGCCTTCTGCAGCCGAAGAGACCTCCACCCCCGACCACCAAGAGGCCGCCTGACGTGGCCGGCCTGCCTGATGACCAAGCCCCGAAGCCTGCCGAGACGATAGACTGGACGGCCCCGCGGCACCGGTTCCCGTCAGCGCCACTGCCCAGTGGTGAAGGTGAGGACGGACGAGTCATTGGTGGACCTGGTGCCGTCGGGATTGCGCGGGGCGTAAAGCTGGTTGCAGATCGTGCACTTCCAGGTGGTCGCACCCCACCGCTGCAAGACGGACTTGGTGCCTTTGTCCCAACACGGTTGGCAGAGGTAGTGCTCCGGTTGCGTGGTTCCTGGCTCACCGGTCCCGCCCTCTTGTGGGACGACGTCCACGCGGTACACGAACACACCTCCTCCGATGTCGAACAGGCCGTAGCGGTTCTTCTCCGCGAGGGATTCTTTGAGTTTTCGCAGCTCCTCTGCGGTCTCGAAGTGCTGCTGCTGCAGCTGGAGCAGCGTGGTGTTGTGGATCAGCAGTCCCTGCTGGGCAGCCAGCAACTGCTCGTTGATCTTCGAAATCGCCGCCGCCGACTGGTTGAAGTCGCGGACGCCCAGCGTGGCGACAGCGATGTCCTGCGCCGTCGTGAGCGAGGCGATCACTGTGGCAATTGAGCTGAAATCCATGTCGCCCTCCCTGCGGGCATTGGCTGTTCGTGTGGAAACAGCAGCCTACCGCAAGGAGGGCGACGCCTTCATCGGCCGCCACGGGTCACTCCGACCCGCGTCGGAGCACGCGCGTTACCAGCTTTCCGTCGACCCATCTGGCAGACAGCCAGTTCCCTCCGACTTTCACCAGCGCGGTGACGTTCTCGCCGCGCGGCACTCGCATCCGGCCATCCCTGGCCCGCTTCCCTGCTGACTTGATCTTCTCCATGGCGCAGATGGTGCGCCGCCGCACGCCCGCATTCCACGTTCACCGAGATCACCCATGCACATCATCGACGCCGCCCACAAGACCGTGCACGCCTACCCGGGCGGCAGCGAGTCGCTGGCACCGCGCATCGGCATGTCCGCCGCTGTGCTGCGCAACAAGGTCAATCCCAACAACACCACACACCACCTGACGCTGGTGGAAGCCAGCGAGGTTATGGGCGTCACCGGCGACGACCGGATCCTGCACGCGCTGGCTGCGCAGCACGGCTACACGCTGCAAAAGGTCGAGGCGCCGACGCAGGGCTCAGTGGTGACCGCGCTGCTGGCCGCGGCGTCGCTGAAGGGCAAGCTGGCGTCGCTGGTGGCCGAGGCCATCGCCGACGGCCGCATCACGGGCAACGAGGCGCGCGAGATCGCCGAGGTCTGCGGCGATGCGCAGGCGGTGCTGGCCCAGGTCGCGCAGCACGCGCGCGCCGCGGCGAAGTCGGGAGCGCCGGCATGATCCTGCAGCGCATCCACGACTGGCGCCGCGAGCGCCGCATCCGCCGCTTCGCCGCCGCGTTGAAGCTGGCCAACGCCGCCGGCCAGCACGCGCTGGCGCGGATCCACTGGGAAGGCCTGCGCCGCGAGTGCCTGGCGCGCAGCGCCGCGCAGGTGCACCGCATGGAGCGGGCAGGGGGCCTGGCGTGAACACAGATGCACGTCTGAGCGTTGGCCTGCCGGGTCATCCTAAGACGAAGAAGCTGGTCCGCCGCCTCGGCGCCGGCGCCGGCTGGTCGCTGGTCTGCCTGATCCTGTGGGCGCGCGCGAACCGGCCTGACGGCGATTTAACGGGCATGTCGGCCGAGGACATCGAGCTGGCAGCCGACTGGGCGGGCGAGAACGATGCTCTGGTCCGCGAGCTCGTGTCTGTGCGCTTCCTGGACGGGGTGGACGGCGAGTACCGGCTGCACGACTGGGCGGATCATCAGCCATGGTCGGCTGGCTCCGACATGCGGTCGCTGAAGGCGAAATGGAACGCCGTGAAGCGTCACCACGGGATTCAAGAGGCCGATCGCCAAGTTCCGGAATACGCGCGTATTCGTGCTGAATCCAAGGATTCGGATGCTGGCAGCATTGAAAACGATGCTAGTAGCAATGCTGATAGCAAGGTTCTAGCAATGCGCCCAGCATCAAGTAGCAATGCTCCGTCTCCGTCTCCGTCTCCGTTACCGTCTCCAGAAGATCAAGAACCCCCCCATACCCCCCCGGCTAACGCCGAGGGGGCGAAGCCAGGGAGGACGAAGCGGCCGAAGATCACCTTCCCCGCGTTCGTCGATGCATGCCGCGATGCCGGGGAGAAGCCGGTCTGTGCTGACGACCCGATTTTCACCTTCGCCACCGACGCCGGCATCCCGAGGGATTTCCTGCACCTGGCCTGGCGCGAGTTCGCCAGCAAGCACCGCACCAGCGGGCGGATGCAGAAGGATTGGCGCGCGCACTTCCGCGACGCGGTGCGGAGGAACTGGTTCAAGCTCTGGTGGTTCCCGTCCGAGGGCAGCTGCGAGCTGACCACCGCCGGCGTGCAGCTGAAGCGCGAGCGTGACGCTTCCGCCAAGCAGCCCGAGCACCCGGAGCAGGCGGCATGAGCGCGGTGATGGACTACGACCGCAGCTACGACACCATGGCGCATCTGCGCGTGCCGCCGCATTCGGTGGATTCCGAGCAGTCGGTCCTCGGCGGCCTGATGCTGTCGCCGGAAGCGCTGCGCGAGGTCCGCGACCTGCTGTCCGAACAGGATTTCTACCGCCGCGACCACCAACTGATCTACCAGGCCATCTGCGATCTGGCCGACCGCGAGCAGCCGTTCGACGCGGTGCTGCTGGGCAACTGGTTCGAGAACCAGGGCAAGCTCGAGCTGGTCGGCGACGGCGCCTACCTGATCGAGCTGGCCAGCACCGTCCCGTCGGCCGCGAACATTCGCGCCTACGCCGAGGTGGTGCGGAACAAGGCGCTTCTACGCGGTGTCATCCAGCGCGCCGGCGAGATCACCAGCGAGGCCTACGAAGCGGCGGACGAAGACGCCGACGCGCTGGTGGCCAGCGCCACGTCGAAGTTCGCCAGCCTGAGCGTGCAGTCCAGCGGCAACGGCGGGCTGGTGCTGGTGCGCGGCGATCTGCAGGGCATGTGGGAGGAGATGGAAGCCCGCTACGAAGGCATCGCCGACCTCGGCTTGGTGCCGCCGTGGCAGAACGTGGCGAAGAAGCTGCCGGGGCTGGAGCCGACCGATCTGATGATCCTGGCTGCGCGGCCGTCCATGGGCAAGACCGCGAACATGCTGGAGTGGGTCTACAGCGTCGCCGCGCAGGGCAAGAACGCGGCGGTCTTCAGCCTGGAAATGAGCCGGCGCCAGCTGCTGATGCGCCTGATGAGCATGCACTCCGGCGTGCACCTGTCGCGCATGCGCGTGAAGGGCGAGCTGACCGACGAGGACTGGCACAAGCTCAGCATCGCCAGGAACTACCTGCATAGCCTGCCGCTGGCGATCGACGATTGCGGATCGCTGCCGGTGGACTCGCTCGTCGCGCGCGCATCGCGCATGCACGCCAAGGTGCCGGGCGGCTTGAGTGCGATCGCCGTGGACTACCTGCAGCTGCTGTCCGGCCAGGCCAAGGCCGGCAACCGCACGGAAGAGGTGTCGTACATCTCGCGCACGTTGAAGCGGCTGGCCAAGGACCTGGGCTGCCCGGTCATCGCCCTGTCGCAGCTCAACCGTGGCGTCGAGACGCGCACCGACAAGCGTCCGGTGATGGCCGACCTGCGCGAGTCCGGCGGCATCGAGCAGGACGCCGACGTGATCGCCTTCATCTACCGCGACGACTACTACACGAAGGACGCATGCGGTGCGCCGGGCATCGCCGAGTTCATCCTGGCCAAGAACCGCCAGGGCGAGACCGGCGCCGCGTACCTGCGGCACAACCTGGCCTGCAGCAGCTTCACCGACTACTACGGCCCGCGCCCCGACTACACGGTCAAGCGCCTCGTCGATAGCGGCAGCACTGCGCCGGATGACGGATTCGACGACTTCGAAGGCGGTGCTGGCCAGCGCCGGACCGGGCGCGACCGCGCCGCAGGGAGGGATGCATGAGCCTGACCGCAGCAGCGAAGAAGATCCGGCAGAAGCGCGCCTCGCGGCCGATCTACGGCACATGCCTGCGGCTCGTCGATCCGACCACTCGCGAAGAGGTGGGCGCGTTCGTCCCGACGAACCCGATCGACCGCCGGCTCGCGAAGGAGCGCGGCTACCGCGTTGGCCACGAGTACCGGCTCGAAATCAAGCAGTCGCGCAATCCCGCGTTCCATCGGCTGGCGCACGCCATCGGCCATCTGCTGGTGGACAACGTGGAAGAGTTCCGCGACCTGGACGCGCATGCGGCGCTGAAGCGCGTGCAGCTGGAATCGGGCATTCGCTGCGAGACGGTGGAGATGGACGCCGCGCCGGTGGTGTCGGCGCTGCTGGACGCGGCCGAGGCCGTGCTCGGCGCTGGCGCGCGCAAGGTGCTCGCCGCGGTGCTGCCGGAGATCCGAACGATCCCGGTGAAGGTCGCTCAGTCGCTGGCCTTCGATTCGATGGAAGAGGATGAGTTCGCCGACTTCTTCCGAGGCATCACCGCGCACATCGGCGAGCACTATGCGCATGTGCTGCTGGACGACGTGCGCGCAGAGTTCTGGCTCATGGCGAACGGGCAGGGCACGCAGCCGGCGCCGGCGCGGAGGGCTGCGTGATGACGATGCACTCAAAGGCCGGCGAGGCGCTTATACCAGGCCCGGTCACTTTCTTTCACCGCCAACAACGCGTCGCGTGCTGCTGCGACTTCGATTCCGATATCACGACATTTCGTGTTGTCCGCAGATGTGATCGGGAAGCCGTTATGAGCTTTCCGTTGAATCTCATCAAGGCTTCGCAACAGCGACGCGGAGTTTCTCTGGATGGATACGACTGGTCGGACCATCGCCATGTGCGGAAGTTCGTGAAGGGGGATCAGGAGCAGCCCATCCGCGATGCGCTGGAAATCACCGAAATCCCAGTGGGTCGCCGCTGCACTGAAGATGCCCTCGGACACACGGTCGACCCAAAGTTCAATCTCATCGCAAACCTGCGAAGCCATTGCCAACGCGACGTCGGTGCGTTGCCGAATTTCAAGTCGGTGTTGCGCGACGGCGAAGCGCCCGGAGAACCAAATAGCCGCTGCCGAAAGCAATGCCTGGGCCCATGCTGGTGCGTTCTGGTTAGCAAGCCACGAAGGGATGTTGCCCCACGCCGGCCAGGTGAGCGCCACGACCAATGCGCCGACCGCCACCAGCGCCAGCGCGTACGGAACAAGGCTGAATCGTCGGATGCTGCTGTCCTTCATGGCAACGCTCCTTGCTGGGTTGGCCCGATTCTAGCGAACCGCGGCAGCGCCGCGCGGGGGCACTGATGCGCTACCTGTCCCTGTTCTCCGGAATGGAAGCGGCGCACTTGGCCTGGGGGCCGCTGGGCTGGGAGTGCGCGGCCGTCGCCGAGATCGACCCGGCCGCCTGCGCGCTGCTGCGGCACCGCCTGCCGCACGTGCCGAATCTCGGCAGCGTCACCGCGATCACCGACGAGCAGGTCCGGGCCCTGGGCCCGCTCGATGTCGTGATCGGCGGCAGCCCCTGCCAAGACCTGAGCGTCGCCGGCAAGCGTGCGGGCCTGGTCGGCGCGCGCTCCAGCCTCTTTCACGAGCAACTGAGGATTTTCCATGCAGCACGAACTCTTTGCGGCGCCCGCTGGCTCGTCTGGGAGAACGTTCCAGGCGCCTTCAGCAGCAACGCCGGCCGCGACTTTGCTGTCGTGGTTGGTGCATTGGCAGGATCCGAGCTCACTGTCCCGGAAGAGGGCTGGGGCAACGAAGGTGTGGCGCTCGGTCCCGGCGGTCTTGTCGAGTGGAGCGTGCTGGACGCGCAGTGGTTCGGAGTGGCGCAGCGGCGCCGTCGCGTGTTCGCTGTCCTCGATACTGGAGACTGGCCCGGTAGACCCCCGGTACTTCTTGAGTCCGATAGCCGGCGCGGGGATTCTGCGCCGCGCCGAGAAGCGGGGCAAAGCGTTGCCGGAACCATTGCGGGCGGCGCTCGCCGCAGTGGCGGATACAGCACCGACGACGTAGGGCTGGTCGCCGGCACCCTGCAGGCGAACGGCAAGGCCGCAGGCAGTGCAACCCAGCAAGACGCCGAGTCCGGCTTACTGATCGTCGCCCACACTCTGCGGGCCAGTGGCTTCGACGCCAGCGAGGACGGCACGGGGCGCGGCACGCCGCTGATTCCAATCCCTTTCGACACCACGCAGATTACCAGCAAGGCCAATGGCAGCAATCCGCTGGCGGGCGACCCCTGCCATCCGCTTTCCGCGACCGCGCATCCGCCAGCCATCGCATTCGGCTGCAAAGACAGCGACCCCGCGCGCAGCGTGTCGGACGACGTCGCGCCGACGCTGCGTGCGATGGGGCATGCAGGTAGCCATGCGAACGCAGGAGGGCAGGTCGCGGTGGCATGGCAAGAGGGGTTGCAAGGCTGCGCGGAATACGAAGTCGCTGGGACATTGCGCGCTAACGGCCCAGGTCACGATCCGGTGGGAACAAGGGTCAGGCAAGGCATGCAGGTACGCCGCCTGACGCCGCGCGAGTGCGAGCGCCTGCAAGGAGTACCCGACCGCTGGACGCTGGTGCCGAACGCAGCCGGCAAGCCGATGGCCGACGGCCCCCGCTACAAGATGCTCGGCAACAGCTTCGCCGTGCCGGCGGTCCGCTGGATCGGCCAGCGCATAGAGCGCGCGCAGACCTGGGCCCAGACTGCTGAGGAAGCCGCCTGATGCGCCGCGCGATCAAGCCGGCGACGCGCGCCGAGCAGGCCTATCAGGACGCGGCACGCGCACTCGGTTGCGTGATCTGCCGCTGGCGCATCGCCGCCGGCCTGCAGCGCGCCATCCAGTGCGGGCACACGCAGATCCACCACAGGAATCTTGGCGACCTGCACGGCCAGCGCCAGATCGGCCAGCACGCCGTCGTCGCCATGGGCGCGTGGCACCACGACGGCGACCAGTTCACGGGCCACAGCCGCGACGACATGCGCGAGCTGTTCGGACCGAGCTTCAAGCACCACGCGCGCGAGTTCCGCATCTGGACGGCAGACGTCCTCGGCGGCAGAGGCACCGAGGCATGGCAGCAATTTCAGGACCAGCTTCTAGACATCACGAGGGCAGCATGATCAATCAACAGCGATACGAGCAGGCACGCGAAGCCGGGCGCCGCGCGCGCCAGGCGGGGAAGGGGCGGGACGACGGTCCCAGGTACGGCATCATCGCCGACGACCGGGCGCTGCGCGAGGCGTGGGTGATGGGCTGGGACGCCGAGGATCAGGAGCGCCAGCAGCGCCGGAGCGAGGCATGAACGGTCAGCACGTGGATCTGATCGCGAAGCTGCGGGAACGCGCCCGGAACGCGCGGATGGAAGGGAATGCCACCGCCCTCGCTGACGCGTGGCACTTCGATGCGGCTGCCGATGCACTCGCATCGCGGCAAACCCAAGCGCCGGACTCGGCGATCACCGCGCAGTGGGACAGCGGCGCGCTCGGCCGGAGCGATGAGCATGCCGTGGCGGTGCCAGGAAGCGCGGCGCGGGTGGTCGCAGCGGCGGTGCCTGCCGAATGGCGAGCGTTCCTGGAAGTTTTAGCCGAGAAGGATGGCCTCATGGTTAACGGCAACAACCTATCGCGGATGGCCCGCGCGTTGCTGGCTGACGCCGGAATAGTCACCTCCGCGCCGGGGCAGCGATCGTGAGCCGCGCCGCGCGGGTGCGGGATTGGCTGATCGCCGCCGGCGGCATGCGGTCGGCCGGCGAGGTCTCCGACGGCCTGGGCGCCACTGGCAAGGAGCGCCAGATGGTGGCGTGGACGATCCGGACGATGGTGCAGGGCGGCCAGCTGGTGAGCGAGGGCATGGGCCGGGGCATGCGCTACCAGTTCGTGCAGATGCCGACCCGAGCGTCGAAGCTGACGCCGGAAGTGCGCAAGGCGAAGCGCGCGGCGATGGCGCGTGCGCGGCATAAGCGCGACGGCGGCCTTTCCCGCGAGGAGCTGGCCGTGGCGCGGGAGCAGCGCCGCCTGGCGATAGAGGCGGAGCGTGCCCAGCGGCGGGCCGAGCGCGAGGCCCGCGTCCGCGATCTGCCCTACGCCAAGCAGCGCGCCGCCGAGCGCAAACGGCTGGCCCGCCACGCAGCTGGCCGCATGTCCCGCGCCGAGTGGCTGGCCAAGGTCGCCGCCGGCAAGCAGGAGCGCACCAGCACGCCGCGGCCAGCACCGACCAGGCTACAGCGCTTCGGCAGCGTCGCCGGCATGACGCCCAAGCCCGTCGTCGTCCCCAGCCCACGGCCGGCGCAGACCGTCGAGCAGTTCGTAGCGGACGGCGGCGTCATCGATCGACTGCCCGGCATCCAGGCCGCGCCGCCGCCGCGGACCATCCCGACTTGGAGAAACGCAGCATGACCCTTCGCGTAGTTCTTGGCGCTGACCCGGGCATGTCGGGCGCAGTCGCCGCGCTGATCGACGGCGAGGCCGGGCCGGTCATCGACATGCCGACCATGGCGGTGGGCAACAAGCGCGAGGTGGACGCGCGCGCAATCGCCGTGTTCATCCGATCGCTGCGCGCCGCGCACCCGGGCGCCTATTTCTGCGGCTGCGTCGAGCGCGTCCGGGCAATGCCGCCCAAGGGCGACCGGCGGCCAGGCGCGCAATCGTCGATGAACTTCGGCGAGAGCTACGCCAAGGTGAAAGCGGTCTTTGAGGTGATGGGCATCCCCTTCAGCCTCGCCGAGCCGGCCAGCTGGAAGCGCCACTACGGCCTGATCGGCAAGGACAAGGACGCCTCGCGCCTGCTGGCGATCACGCGGTTCCCGTCGGCGGCGCCGCTGCTGCAGCGGAAGAAAGACGACGGCCGCAGCGAGGCGCTCTTGCTGGCGCTGTACCACGAGCACACCGAGCTGGGAGCGCGCGCCGCGTGAGCAACCCCGACGACCTCACCCGGCCCGAGCGCTACACCGAGCTGCACTACGCGAAGGTGCTGCGCAAGCGCATGGACGCCGACCGCCGCCGGCACGGCAACTGCTGCATCTGCGTCCACCGCGCCACGACGATGGGCGTCCTGCACTGCCGCGGCAAGGAAGACCGGCAAAAGGGCTGCTGCAGATGGGATGGCCAGCAGCCGCAATTTCAACTCGACCCGACGACCTTGGAGAAGTACCGCGATGCAGCATAGAGCCGACCCCTTGATCGATGAGCTGAAGCGATGGGGCAATGCCCAGGCCAATCGCTACGCCTTCAGCCGCGGCGACCGGAGCATCCATGTGCTGGAGCAGGCGCGCGACATGGCGCCGGGAACGGTGGAGAACGCGACGCGCGACCTGGTCGGGCGCGACGGCACGGATCGCCGGCGCTTCATGGCCGCGCGCAGCGGCGATGTCGGCATGGCCATCCTCCCGACGTGGGCGGTGGACGCGATCCGGTCATCGAACGACGCAGGCAAGCCGCACGACAACCCGGAGATCGCCGTGGACATGGGCATCCCGGACGATCTGCGCTGGGTAGACCGGGCGCTTGCCGGCCTGTCGCGCGCCACGCCGCTGCGCGAGCTGGTCGTGCGAACCGAGTTCACGGTTTCGGCCAGCCAGTCGGTGAAGGCGCGCATGGTTGCCGAGCAGTACGGCGGCAAGCTGAGCATCTGGCAGTACCGCCGAGAGCTTCAGCGCGGGCTTGACTGCCTGGGAGGGATGCAGCGCGCCGCTTGACAAGTTGCACACATCGACCCATGCTTTGTTTGAGCGTCGAATACTCCCTCTGAAGCCCTGGCCCAAAGCCGGGGCTTCGCCGTTTTCGGCCCCCGAACACCGATCGAACACCGATCGACCACCGCGCGAACGCCCCGCTGAACCGCCGCGAGGCGACAGGGGTTGGCACGCCGGACACCTTGGCGGCGTCGAGCGCCCGGCTCCATGAGACCGGGTGCCGTGCCTATCCAGCGGTGGTGATCGGCCCTCTTTGCCCGGCTCCTCGCCAGACCAAGCCATGCGTCCAGCTGGACCGCGGGCCGGGCACCTATCGCATGCGGGTTGGGCTGGCTGCTGCCGGCCGACCAAGGGCCGGGTTCGGCCGCCCGCGCCACACTGGAGAATCCCATGGCGGTCATCACGCCCGAGCAAGCTGGTGGCCGCAACGTCGTGGCCTTCTTGGACATGCTGGCCTGGTCCGAAGGGACCGACAACGGCAAGCAGCCGACCGCGAACCACGGCTACGACGTGATCGTCGGCGGCAAGCTGTTCGCCAGCTACGCGGACCATCCGCGCGTGCTGGTGGACCTGCCGGCGCTGCGTATCCAGTCCACGGCGGCCGGGCGCTACCAGCTGCTGCGCCGCTACTTCGACGCCTACCGCAAGACGCTCGGCCTGGCCGACTTCTCGCCGCTGAGCCAGGACAAGATCGCGCTGCAGCAGATCCGGGAGCGCAAGGCGCTGCCGCTGATCCAGGCCGGCAGGATCCGCGAGGCCATCGCGCGGGTGTCGAACATCTGGGCGAGCCTGCCGGGCGCCGGCTACGGCCAGCACGAGCACGAGCTGGACAACCTGCTGGCCGCGTACAAGCGCGCCGGCGGCCAGGTCGTGGAGGCCTGACGTGGCGCGCATCACGCTGGCGCAGTTGGGCTTGGCGGTGCCGATCGCTGCCAGCATCTTCGGCCTGGCCGACAACTGGCCGGCCGTGAAGCTGTTCCTGGTCGACATGGGCACGTTCCTGTCGGCCCCGCAGGTCGAGGCAATGTGGATGAGCCTGGCGATCAGCGTCGCCATCGGCCTGCTGCTGCCGCATCTCCCGCAGCAGATCGGCATGCGGGCGTCATGGCCGCCGGCGTTTACCAAGGCGCGAATTCGCTTCTGGAGCTGCTTGCTGGCGATCGTCATCTGCTGGGCCAAGGTGCCCACACCGCGCGGCGCCTGGTTCGCGCTGATGACCGGCTTCGCCGCCATGGGGCTATGGACGACCGCCTCGAACGTGCTCTACCGCATGTTCCCGTGCGCGAAGCCGGAATCGCTGCAGCCCAACGACCCGCCGGCCGCCGGGGAAGGGGACGCATGATGCCGGACCTCGACGACGCCACGCTGCTGGACGCCGAGCGCCAGTCCCTGGGAGAGGCGGTGGCGCTGCTGCAGGAGGTGTGGGGCCGCTCCCCGCGCCCGCGCCGCGACAACCGGAACGTGCTGCGCCTGGGCTACGGCCGGGCGATCGAGACGCGGGACCAGAGCGAGCGCGCGGCGACCCTGGAATTGACCGAGGACTGCATGGAGGCGCAGGAGACGCTGCGCGGCCGGTTCTTCGAGTTGCTGGCGGTGCACCCGGAGATGCGCCCGTCGCTGCCGTACATCATCGCCATCGCCGACATCATCGGCGCCGAGGACGTGCGGGACAGCAGCGACCTGTGGGCCGCCGCGCGCCGGGGCGACTGGATGGAGTTCGGGTCCGTCATCCAGGAATTCCGCTGGGAGCGCTTCAACGACGCGACCGAGCAGGACAGCCGGGCCGTGTCCCGACTGGTGATGCGCCTGGCCATGGGCGCGTCCCATGCTGCGCCGTGACCGACCGCTGGGACCGAGGACTACCGGAGAAACCGAGCATGCTGTCTATCCCCGATCCGCTGCGCCCCTACCTGGCGCTGATCCGCGTGGCGCTGTACGTGGCGCTGGCCGCCGGCATCTTCGTTGCCGGCTGCAGCCGTGGCGAGCACAACAAGCAGGACGAGGCGGCCGCCAAGGTCGCGAAAGCCGAGAAGACTGCGGCCGACTATCTCGGCGCGGCGAATGCATGCGGCCAGGTAGTCGCGGAGATCAGCCAGGAAACCGCCCTCGCCAAGCAGCGCTCGGACGAGTGGAAGAAGGCCGCCGAGATCGCCGACGCACGCGCATCGAAGGCGGCCGACGCCGCTGCAGCCAAGGTAGCAGCGGTCGAGAAGGCGCTGCAGGCGGCCAAGGCCAAGCCGGCCTGTCGATCGCAGCTCGCGCTTGAGCTGTGCCCCGAAATCCCCCTGCTGTAGGAGGTGAGCATGTTCAACGAAATGAGCCAGGCTGCGCGCTCAGCTGCTATGCGTGGCGGTACGGAACGGTGGGGCATGCATGGCTCGGTCGACCATGTCCGCTACATGGAACCCGTCGAGGCGAAGTCGCGGCGCCGGTGCTCTTGCGGGTGCAAGCAGCGCGCAACCCACCGCGGGATGGCCAACGGCATGTGCCTCACCACGGCGTGCGAGCTGGGCATCCGCCGGTGGGTCAAGGCGGGGAGGGTTCGATGAACCGCCTGCTGCTGATCGTCCTGCTGCTGCCGCTGGCTGGCTGGGGCGGATGCTCCCAGACCAAGCCGCAGATCCCCGAGAAGGTGTACGTCAAGGTGGAGGTGCCGGCCGAGCTGCCCGAGAAGCTGACCGCGCCATGCCCGCCCGTGCACGCGGCGAACCGCGTCCTGGAAACCGTGCTGTCCGCCTACAACACCAACATCCCGGTGCAGGACGACTGCGACCGCCGCATGGGCGAGATCCGCAAGCTGACCACGCCGGCCGCGGGCCAGGTGAAGCCGTGAGCGAGTCGCAGTTGGACCGCATCGAGCGGAAGCTGGACGCGCTGCTGGAAGCGCTGGCGGCCGAGGCCGAGGAAGGGCAGGACGCCCCGGCCGTCACCCTGGACGGCGACGTCGTGCCGGCCGACCGCGATCAGTCGCAGAGCCTGGGCTGATGGGCAGGGTCACCAGGTTGCTGCCCCGCATCGCGCGCATCTCCAAGAGGGCAAAGGCGTGACGCTCAGTTGCTCAGGCTGCCAGCGTCGCCGGGCGTGGATGACCAAGGTAGCGGGGATCGCACTGGCCCGCGGCAACGAACTGCTGGAGAGGATCGGTGGACGAAGAGCTGAAGGACCTGATGAAGGCTCAGACGTTGGCGATGCAGGAGCACACAGCAGCGCTGGCCGCCCAGAACGACCTGCTGCTGCAGATCGTGGCGATGAACGCTGACCTGATGGCCACAGTGGCCGCAGATCAGAACGGGGACGGGGAGCCGGCCCTGGACCTGGCTGGCAGGCCGATCAAAGGGTGATGGCACGGGTCGCCACACTAGCGCCGCGTGTCTCCTGCGCACCCAGCAGGCTGCAGCCTACGGCGCCGGTGGCCCCCACCTACGGGCAGGGCAGAGGCGGCAGGCCATGGCGCCGCAAGCGGGAGGCGGTGCTCAGGAGGGATGGCTACCTGTGCCAGTGCGAAAGCTGCCAGGCCGTTGGCCGGCTGCCGCTACTGGCTGACGAGGTGGACCACATCGTGCCGGTGGCAGAGGGCGGCACGGACGACCTGTCGAACCTGCGGGCGATCAACAAGGACTGCCACAAGGTGAAGACGCAGGCCGAGGCACGACGCGGTGCGGCGCGCGGCTGAACAGGCCAGCGTGGAACCAAGTCGCGACGCACGAACGATCCACGGGCGGCACCACGACCAGGGGGGGGGAGGGAAACAATTCCAGCCCCTTTCGACGGACACCTGACGCCCACTCATTCAGAGGTTTTTTTCTCGGCCGGAATTTCAGGCTGAAGGCCATTTATGCGCAAGAACACGAAAGCGGGCCGGCCGGCGTTCTCGCCGACGACGGCACAGCGGCGGATGGTGACCAATGCCGCGGCCGGCGGCATGTCGCACGAGGAGATCGCCATCGGGATTGGCGTCGCCCGCAACACGCTGGAGAAGTACTTCGAGAAGGAGCTATCGACCGTGGCGCTGCGCCGGCGCATGGAGGTGCTGGACGCGATGGCGAGGACGGCCCTTAAGGGCAACGTGGCAGCCCAGAAGGCGTTCCTTGCGCACACGCCGACGCTGGCTGCGCCCCCGGTTGCACCGGAGAAGCCGGTGGGTAAGAAGGAGCAGGCGAACGCTGCCGCGGTCGGCGCACAGGCCGGCACCGAGTGGGCGGACCTGCTGGACGACAAGGTCACCCCGATCCGGCGCGCGGCGCAGTAAGTGGCCTGGGACCTCTCCTGCCGCGATTGGTGGGAGCGCCTGCAGGCTGGCCGGCTGCCCGTCGGTGATCTGCCGTTGTGGACGCCGCAGGCCGAGCGCGCCGCGCAGATCTTCGGCCGGCTGCGGCTGGCGGACGTTCCAGGCACGCCGACGGTGGCCGAGGCCGGCGGCGAGTGGTTCCAAGAGGTGGTCCGCTGCATGTTCGGCGCTGTGGACCCGGCGACCGGGCAGCGAGAGATCCGCGACCTGTTCGCCTTGGTCCCGAAGAAGAACGCAAAGACCACGTTCGGCGCGCTGGGCATGGTCACCGCGGTGCTGCTGAACAAGCGCCCGCGCGCGACGTTCCTGATGACCGCGCCGGTGCAGGACACGGCGCAGCTGGCGTTCGATGCCGCTGCCGGCGCGATCGAGCTGGACCCGGTGCTCGACGCGAAGTTCCACATCCGGCACCACCTGAAGACGATCATCCACCGCGAGACGAAAGCCTCGCTGGAGATCATGACGTTCGACCCCGGCGTTCTGACTGGCATCAAGGTCTCGGGCGGCGCGCTGATCGACGAGCTGCACGTGTGCGCGAAGAAGTCGAAGGCGCCGCAGGCGCTGCGCCAGATCCGCGGCGGCATGGTGCCGTACCCGGAAGCGTTCCTCTGGTTCATCACCACGCAGAGCGACGAGCAGCCGGTCGGCGTCTTCGCCGACGAGCTGCAGAAGGCTCGCGACATCCGCGACGGAAAGCGGCTCGGCAAGATGCTGCCGGTGCTGTTCGAGTTTCCCCAGATGGTGCAGGAATCGAAGGACCAGCAGTGGAAGGATCCGCAGCTGTGGCCGCTGTTGAACCCGAACATCGGGCGCGCCATCACGCTGGAGCGCATGGTCGAGGAGTTCGAGGACGCGGTCGGCACCAGCGAGGCAGAGCTTCGCAGCTGGGGCTCGCAGCACTTGAACATCCAGATCGGCGTGGCGCTTCACCAGGGCAGCTGGGCCGGCGCTGAGTTCTGGGAGGCGCAGGCCGACAAGCGGCTGACGCTGGAGGGCCTGATCCGCCGTTGCGACGCCATCACGGTGGGCATCGACGGCGGCGGCCTGGACGATCTGCTGGGCCTATCGTTCTGCGGCAGGGACAGGCACACGAAGCGCAAGCTGCTGGTGAGCCGAGCCTTCGCTCACCCGAAGGCGCTGAAGCGCCGGAAGAGCCAGGAAACGCGCTACGAGGACTTCATCGCCGATGGCCACCTGGCGGTCGGGAGCGAAGCAGAGGATGGCGCGACGGACCTGCGCGACATGGCGAGGATGGTGAAGCAGGTGGCCAAGGCCAGACTGCTGGCCGGGATCGGCGTCGATCCCTCCGGGCTGGGCACCGTGCTGGACGTGTTGGCCGCCGAGAAAATCGATCCGGAGCTGATCACCGGCATTCGCCAGGGCTGGCAGCTGACCGGCACGTGCAAGGTGTTCGAGCGCTGGCTGGCCGATGGTCTGCTGACCCACGCTCTACGTGACCAAGGCGGCCAGCGGGGTCGGGAAGATCGATCCCCTAATGGCGGCGATGAACGCCGTCGAGCTGATGTCTCGGAACCCCGAGCCACAGAACAAAAAGCTCGTCCTCATGACCCTGGGTGGAACCTGATGAAGAACGAAAACCGTGCCTATAGCCTGCTGGAGGTGAAGTCCTACGATGACGACCAGCGTGTCATTACCGGGTGGGCAACCACGCCGGAGGCGGACCGCATGGGCGACATCGTGGAGCCGCTTGGCGCCAAGTTCGCCGCCGAGCTGCCGCTGCTGTGGCAGCACCGCCACGATAGCCCGGTCGGCGTGGTGAAGTTCGGCAAGCCTACGGCCAAGGGCATCCCGTTCACCGCGAGCGTCGCGAAGATCGAGACGCCCGGCGCGCTCAAGGACCTGGTCGATCTCGCCTGGCAGTCGGTGAAGGAGAAGCTGGTGCGCGGCGTGTCGATCGGCTTCCGTGCGCTGGAATACAGCTTCATGGAGAGCGGCGGCATCCGCTTCACCGAGACCGAGATCTACGAGCTTTCCCTGGTGACGATCCCGGCGAACGCCGCGGCGACGATCCAGAGCATCAAGGCCATGGACACCGGCGCGCGACGCCCGGCGAACTACGGCGTCCCCCTCATCCAGCGCCAGGTGGCACCGGTCGAGCGACCGGCCGGCGGCGCGGTGAAGTTGCTGCACTGAAGCACCGGGCCGCACGGCCCCGCGGGGTGGAACCCGCTTCCCCAATCTTGCAGGCACTGCCCGGCGTGGAACCCGGGCCGAACGGCTGCGCCATCAGGAAACCTCATGAACATCGCAGAACAGCTGGAAAAGCTCCGCGCCACGCGCGCCGAGCTGGAGAAGAAGCTCAACACCGTGGTGGAGAAGTCGATGGGCGAAGGCCGGTCGATGAACACCGGCGAGCAGGAAGAGTTCGATGGCGTCAAGGACCAGATCAAGGCGCTGGACGGCGACATCGAGCGCCTGACCGAGCTGCAGGCGATCCAGGCGCGCTCGGCGGTGCCCGTCACCCAGTTCGCGGCCGAGAACGCGAACCAGCCGGCCGGCGGCGTGCAGCACCAGCGTGGCGCGATCCAGATGCGTTCGACCGAGCAGCTGGAGCCGGGCATCATGTTCGCCCGTCATGCCATGTGCGTGTTCGCGGCAAAAGGCAACGTCCGCGAAGCGGCGTACATCGCGCGCGAGCACTTCGGTGCCGAGAGCGCGATCGCCAAGGCCCTGGCGTTCTGCGGCTCGCAGAAGATGGAGTCGATCCTCCACGCCAACGTGACCAAGGCGACCATCGACGCGGCGACCACGAGCGACGCGACTTGGGCGGCGCCCTTGGTGGCGTACAACCAGTACACCGCGGACTTCGTGGAATTCCTGCGGCCGCGTACCATCGTCGGGCGTTTCGGCCAGGATGGAGTCCCGGCCATGCGGCGGATCCCGTTCAACGTACACATCCGCGGCGCAACGTCCGGCGGCACGGGCTACTGGGTCGGCCAGGGCAAGGCGAAGCCGGTGACCTCGTTCGGGTTCAACGACGCTTACCACGGCTGGTTCAAGGTCGCCGGCATCACTGTGGCCACGGACGAGCTGATTCGCTTCAGCGATCCCGCGGCCGAGACGCTGTTCCGCGACATGCTGGTGGATGCGCTGAGCGAGCGGATGGATACGGACTACATCGACCCGAACTTCGCAGGACTCGCCAATATCGCCCCGCCGTCGATCACCAACGGCGTGACGGCGATCCCCTCGTCCGGCAATACCGCCGCTGACATCCGGGCCGACTTGAACGCGCTGTGGGCTGCGTCCGACGACGCGAACCACGTTTTCACCACGCCGGTGTACATCATGCGCGCCTCCACCGCACGGGCCGTTTCGTCTCTGGTCAATGCGCTCGGGCAGGATGAATTCCCGGCGCTGACGCCGCAGGGCGGGTCGATCAAGGGTGTTCCGGTGATCGTGTCGAACTACGTGCCGGCCGATTCCTCGGGCACCTAT